ATCGTTAAAAAATAGTATGATAACACAAGAAACACGAAAACACGCAAAATGTTCTTTCTCAAAACTTAAAAACCTAAGTATTTGCCCGTCGTATTTGCCCGATTATTCAGACGATCTCCACCCAATCACTGAAAGTGGTACACGTTGTCATCTTGCGACTGAAACAGGTGACATGTCTAAGCTGTCTCAAGAAGAGGTTGAACTTGTAGAATATTGCCATGAATTTTTAAAACGGAGTGATAAACATCTAGCTTTTAAATGGGATCTAGAGTTAAAAGAAGAAAAGTTAGAAACTCATGAGCCTGATTGTTATGGGTATGCTGACCTGATTCAACTGAGTTTTGGAGAAGGTATTGCAAGATCAATTGACTGGAAGTTCGGTAAACGCAAGGTTGACGAGGCCAGGAAGAACAGGCAAGGACATGCGATCGCACTAGGCATTTTTATGCGTTGGCCACAAATCAATGTTGTGCAAATTATTTTTGTTCACCCTCGGCTTAAAGTTGAAAGTGCTTCTATTTTCTCAAGAAATGACATTGATTGGCTAAAAAAGGATATTTCAGAGATTGTACAAAAAGTAAATCAAGGTGGGATCTATAATTACGATGTTCAAAATTGTACGTATTGTGGCAATAAAGCAGATTGTCCTATCATCAATTCAAAAGCAATTGAATTACGGAATGCCAATACCCCTCATTTACTTCCACTTCAGTTTGACTTAACAAAAGTTAAGACACCCGCACAGTTGGCCGCTCTCCTTGATATTAGACCGATTCTAGAGAGTTGGGCAAAACAAATAGGATCTTTTGTTTTAAAGAAACGTCTCAATGAGGGTATTGAAATACCTGGCTATGACCTGACTACTAAAAATGGAAGTCTCGTTATTTTAGACGTTCCTAAAGCAGTCGAATTAGCAAAAGAAAAAGGCCTGACTGAAGAAGAGACAAACGCGTTGTTAAAAATTTCTGGTCCCGATCTTGCAGAAGCAGTCGGTAAAAAAGCACCCCGTGGACTCAAGAAAAAAGAAGAGGATGCATTCCGTGAACTCTTGATTGAGAAAGGCGTGTGTCGACGTCCAGAAGAAATTTTCTACCTTAAAAAAGTAGAATCCCAAGAACCTAAAAAACTAACTAACTAAGGAAAATCATATTATGACTCACAATGTCACCATGAAACCGAAAAATAAACCAGAAACCACAACCAACACTGGAATTGTCCCCTTACAAAATCAAACTATCGCGCGCTCTCTACCTCAACTTGGAGGCCAATTCCAAGGTGATTATGACGCCAATGACAAAGGTATTCCTTATCTTTCTCTCGTTCAAAAACAAGGTGAGTATGCTCAAAAAGATAGTTCTTCATTAGGTAAATTTGTTTACGACAAAGATGTATTGTTAGGTTCTGAAATTCGCGTAATTTTTGGACTTGTTACAAAATTCTTTGTTGAAAAATTAACTCAAGGCTCCCCTAAAGTCCCTCAAAGGTTTGACACGAAGAAGGAAGCAGATGAAGCCATTGAAGAATCCCGTAAGATGAGATCTCTAGCAGAACAACAGGGATTGAAAAACATTCCTGAACTCATGGAAGTTACAGAAGCTGCCAACATTGATCTGCTTGTGGAGGTTGATAAAGATAGCGAGTTGATTAAGTATGCAAATAAGATACTTGGCAATAAAGGGTATATTTTAACGCGTTATACCGCGCGATCAACCGCTTACGGAACCACTGTAAAAATTTTATTGAAAGACTATTTTAGTTTTTTAAAAGGTGATCTCTCCTCTTATTACTACAAAATGTCTTCAGTGGAAAAAAGCAATCAAGGCTTTAATTGGTTTGCACCTACTTTAAGAGTTGATGGTCAGGTTTCTCAAGAAGTTAAAGAAGTTGCTTACGAAATCTTTGGAGTTAAATAATGAAAAACGATAAAAATTTAGAAGATTTTTTAAAGAAACTTAGAGAAGAACTTGGTTCGAGTTCGACTGGTAAGTTGTCTGGTTTAGAAATACACGTACTTCACTCCTTAGATAAAGCTGGACACGATCTTAAAGAGATTATGGGTATTGTTGTATCCGTGATGTTGAGGCAATCACGAGTACTTGAATCAATTGATGAAAAACTCTCTAAGATTGTCCCTGCTTGTCAGTGCGATTGTGCGATTGATGGCGACGATGACGAGGAAGACGAGGTATTAATATGACTCTTAGTGAAATCGAAAAAACAGTAGATCATGTTCTTGCCGGATCACCAACATACGATGTTCCAAGAGGTCAAATTTTGGTTCTTTTGGAAATCTGCAAAACTCTTCGAGAAATTGCGACTGACTTAAGACACGTGAGAGAAAAAATTAACCCACCATTATACCTTTAAAACTATGGAAACACCCGTCTATGCCATCGACTTTGAAACGTCGTACACTAAAGAACGTGATATCACATCTTTAGGTGTAAGAAACTATCTTCAACATCCTGAAACCGATATCTACCTTGTGTCGATTGTTGGGAGTGATGGCATGGAATGGGTGGGGGATCCGTGTGATTTTAACTGGGATCAAATTTCAGATACAGCCATTTGGGTTTCTCATAATGCACATTTTGACATCGAATGCTATTTTGAACTTCATTCCACCGATCTTTTTGAAATACTCAAAGAAATGCCTCTACCTAAAGAATGGCACTGTACAGCTGATTTATCTGTGTTTCTAGGGGCACCTCGAAACTTGAAAGGAGCCGCTAAAGAGCTCTTAGGTGTTGGGGTTGACAAATCTCAAAGAGATTTTATGAAGGGTAAAAAATGGGAAGATCTTTCTCCAGAAGAAAAACAAGAGTTAATGGCGTATGCCCTTAATGATGCTCGGTATTGTCTTCAACTCTGGCAAAAATATAGTCATGAGTGGCCAGAAAGTGAACGTCATTATAGCCAACACACTCGCATGATGCGTTCACGCGGGATAGGTGTAAATTCGCAAGGATTAGAAGCAGGATTAAAGACGCTAGAAACTGAGCTTTTTAAAGTATCTCAAAAGATTCCTTGGTTTGGAGAACTCGACGAAAAAAGAAAAGAGATACCTCCTACATCTCCTAAAATGATTATTAAGTATTGTGCAAAAGAAAACATTCCCGCGCCTGAAAGCACTGATTCTAAAAACGAGATCTTTGACAATTGGTTAAAGGAGTATGCAGATAAAGCCCCCTTTGTACAAGCGGTTGGTGACTACCGTAAGATTAATCGATTAATGACTGTTTTAGAAAACATGAAAAAGTTTTCGTCAGACGATAGACTTTGTTATGGCCTCAAATATTTTGGAGCCCATACGGGGCGATGGAGTGGTGATGCGGGATTGAATATGCAAAACATGCCTCGTGAAAGTCTTTTTGGTATTGATGCGAGATCTTACCTAGTTCCCGAAGAAGAGCACAAATTTGTAGTTGCTGACTATTCACAAATTGAAGCAAGAATTCTTTGTTGGTTTGCCCAACAGTGGTCAATGCTGGAACTGATTGAATCGGGTATGGACATCTATGAAGCGCATGCGCGCGCTACCATGGGATACAGTGATCCTCGCCCCATGAAAGAGGTTGAACCTAAACTTCGGCATCTCGCAAAAGCAAGAGTACTTGGATTAGGCTATGGTTGTGGGGCGGCTAAATTTAGAATCGTTGCAAAAGCACTCGCAAAACTTGATCTTTCCGAAGAAGAGTGTAAACGAACTGTCAATGATTATCGTCGTGCAAACCCTGAGATTGTACTGCTTTGGAATGAGTTGGATACTGAATTTAAAAGGTCACTTAATAGTGATTTTTCAATGACACTTCCTAGTGGACGAAAACTTATTTATCGAAATGTTACAGCTACTCCAGAGTATAGTGCACAGGTTCAAAGAGGCGAATTTCATAAGCGATTATACGGCGGTTTACTTACTGAAAACCTTGTACAAGCAACCGCGCGCGATCTACTTGCAGAAGCGATTATCAAATTAGAAAACGCTGGATACCCCGTCGTACTTCATGTTCACGATGAAGTTGTATGTGAAGTTCCGGAAAATACCTTAATTGATGATGTAAAAAAGGTAATGCTTGACTTGCCCGAGTGGACAAAAAATTTACCCGTAAGTGTCGATATTCAAGAAATGGAGTGCTATGGAAAATAATATAAAAAACCCTGAAATCCCGATTCAAATGCAGTTGGACTGCCAAGAACTTTCGCGTGCTATGAAGAGATTAATAAACTCTTTTTACAGAGATTGTGGTGACCTTAAAGAAGAATTCATGAATAAAAAATTAATTTTAGATTTAGAAAATACAAATATTCAATTTGGAATTAGCGTTCAAAAAGAGGATTTAAAATCATGAATGCCCAAGAAAATAAAGATTTTAACGATATGTTACATAAAAAATTTAAAGAACTCGTAGATAATATTTGTGAGAAAAAAGAACAATTTATTGCAGAAGCTTTTGTAACTCAACTGGAATGGCGTATTCGTAAATGTTCTAAACCACTTAAACAGGAAGAAATTACAAAATTAGGTAAAGAATTTAGGGGGCTTGCCCCAATAATTAAAGAGTTTGCAGACAATTACGAAAAAGATCTTTTAAATCAAATTTTTAATAAAATAAATACCGATGTCTAATTTATTCGCCATTTCTAATCTGTCTGAACAGTCCGTTATACGATGTGAACCATGGTGTAAACCGAATGTAGATTACTCTAGGTTTGCAAATAAAGAGATTTTTAGGAAGTGGTGTGTTGATAAATCAACTAATCACATATTTTATTCTGCATATGAGGGACTAGGGTCAAACATTCGAATAAGTCAAAATAACCCGCCGGTAAGAATGTATGGTTTAGTTGTGGATTATGACGCAACTTTTGAGGGAGAACCTTTTATTCAGATCGCAAAAGTAGTTTCAAATCATCTTCTCCCCACACGCTATTCTAAAACATTTTCAAATCATCTGAGGGTTGTTTGGTTATTCGAAGAACCTATATTCTTTTACAACATTGAGGTTCACAATCGATTTATAGAGCGGTTAACGAGAGAGTTAAAACTAAAGAAATTATTCCCTGGCCTTGATGAACCAGCACTTAAGGAGTACGCAAAATACTATGAGTTGGGAAACTCATGGGTAAAAGTATCTGACAATGTTATCTCTAAACACGTGTTATCACGCTGGATTGAAGATGCGAGTCAGAAAATTCAATGGGCAAAACCTTCAGAGAAAATACCAATTGAAACATTACGTGCAGAAGGAGAGAAACAATTCCCTGGAAGATGGCCAGGAGGTTGGGAGTATTTTGATTATGGGGTAAGAGGAGTACGATTCTGGGAACCCGATGCCGATGCTCTTGCAGTGATTATAAGAGAGTCAGGATGTCAGTGTTTCACAGGCGACAAACCATTTTTATCCTGGGGTGAGATCTTCGGGAATTCGTTCGTTCAAAGTTTTGCGGACTCAAAGATAGGATTGGCAATTGAAAATATCTGGTTTGATTCAACAAATTACTGGCGAAAACCAAAAGATACGTGGCAAAAATTTTCAAAGGGCGATGTTGAAAACCATCTAAGAACTTCCAAGGGTTTAAGTTTTATTAGAAAAAACTCACCTAGTGAAATTGATTACGCGATTGAACAAATTCACAACCAACAAAGTGTTGCGGAGGCCTTTCCTTTCCTTTATCGAAAAGACGGGATTGTGTACTATAATGGCGTGAGATACCTCAATATCTCAACTATTCAACCTTTAAAACCCGTGGAAACAGAAGTTCAATGGGGTGAAGGCTTTCCTTGGCTTTCTCAATATTTTGACAGTCTCTTTGACCCCTTTGAACAAAAAGAATTTTTCTTATCTTGGCTATCTCATTTTTATAAGGGTGCTCTCAATAAACAATTAGAACGTGGGTTAGCTTTGTTTTTGGCTGGTCCCGTAGGAGTTGGGAAAACATTTATTAGTAATATCATTATTGGGAAGCTCATGGGGAGTCGTCAGGATGCTGCAAATTATTTAACCGGCAATGACACTTTCAATTCAGCAATTTTTAGTTCAGCTGTTTGGACAGTTGATGACGCCGTCCTCTCCGGTTGGTCAGCAAAAGAGAAATTTTCACAAATCATCAAACGAGTTATTGCTAACGATTCATTTACCTACCGAGCGATGTACCGCGCTGGGTTTAATATGGACTGGATAGGTCGTGTCATTATTACAATGAATGATGACCCTGAGAGTCTTCAAATGCTTCCCCAAACTGAGATCAATATATTAGATAAGATTTTACTTATTAAAGTTAAACGACACTGTTTTTTTGGTGGTGGATGGCCTTCAGAAAAACAAATCGACCAAGAATTACCTTACTTTGCGGCGTATTTACGAGATTACAAGATCCCTCCTCAATGTGTGGGAAGTTCGCGGTTTACAATCCAACCCTACCAACATCCTGATTTGTTGGAAGCCGCGCGTTCTACGAGTTCAACCGCATCGTTTGAAGAACTCCTTAATCAATGGCAAGAGAGTTACTTTAAAGTAAAAGGTCGTGATTTCTGGGAAGGTACTCCTACCGATCTTTTGAGAGAGCTTTTGAGAGATGAATCCATAAAACCGATCGTCGACAAAAACTACAACTCTGTAAACAATCTTACAATACACCTAAATAAACTCATTAAATTTTCTCAAGGAGGCGTTCAATCCATTGATCATTCAGGGAGACGACTCTTTAGAATAACACCCAACCAAACCGAAACTTATGAAAAAAGAAATATCATTTGACCTTGAAAAACGAGGTCAGAAACGTGAAGCAGCACTCTGGGCAATACGTAATTACCCACAAAAACAATTCACCCTAAACCAAATATACCTTTTCTTGGTCGAGAAGAAGATCCTACTTGGAAGTAACGATATCCAAAATGCGATCAGAAAACTCATTGAAGAAAAAGAAGTACAAATTGTCGGCAAGAAAAAACCTACTACAAGAGATGGTTTTTCAAGTCGCGTAAAAATCAACCTATATGAGAGGAAGTAAAAACTATGGAACCTATTAAAACTGAGGGAACTGACATTATGTCATCCGATAAAATCTACACAGCAACAAGTAGCGAAGGCGGCTCATCTTCTTACACAAATACGAGGATATTTTTTGACAGTAGACCAATAAAAAGAAATAGAGCAGCGCTTTTAGCAGAGATTGAACATCTTGAAGGTCACCTAGATAGAGCACTCGATGGGATTGGGCGCGAAAAAACGCTTAAGGAGTTTTGGGAAAAATCGAGTGATCGATGGATGTATTTCTGTGTTTGCATGTTACTCCTCAATGCTTATTTTCTAGCGGTTATCGTTTATCTTGCAATCCAAGCCTATTCACTGAGTTAATTTTATGAAATACAAAGAAGAATTTATACCAAGTCCTTGGCATGGAAGTTTTTTACAACCTAAAGGAATTGTACTACATCATTCCTGTGGAACGTGGGAGGGCGATATTTCGTGGATTACAGAGCGTACGAATAACTCGCAAGTATCGTATCATTGTCTTATCGCACCTGATGGCAAGCGCGTTAAATTTGTGCCCTACAATAGGATTGCTTGGCATGCTGGGGTATCAGGATTTAAACGTAAAAGTCACTGTAATCTGTTTATGTTAGGTCTTGCATTTACAGGAGACACTTATAAACGAATCCTTTCAACTCAAGAAATTGAAAGCGCTGTCGAATGGATACGAGAACGCATGGACGAGTTTAAAATCACTCTGGACTGGATTACGACCCACCGCTATATTAGTCCTGGTCGTAAAGATGATCCTTCTCCAGAAGCGGAAAAAGCGATCATCGACGCATTAAAAAAGGAGTTATAATATGAGTGTATTAGGTACATTTTTAACGGTTTTTGGATGTTGGTGGATTGCTTTGAAGTGTTACGACGGAACAAGACGTGCGCTAAATGCGAGAAAAAAGATTGAACAGTATAATTTTACCGCAAGTCTCATGAAAAAATATCTCGTCGAAGCGGAAAAGTGCATGAACAAATTTGATAATGACGGTCTTCGCAATGCCATCGATCAAATTGAAACAATCAAATACGAACTCGTGAAGAATGAGAGATTTGAGAATTCAAAATAGATGAAGAATATCCCCGAATTAAAATATAAGATCGAACGACTTGAACTTACGTTGAAGTATTACAAGCCCGTTCGAACGGGGGATCCGATGAAAGATGTATGGGAGCTCACTAATCTCATGTATGAGTTAATGCAAATCAATCTTGATATTTTAAAAGAACTTGTCAATGAAGAGACGTAAAATTACTCGCGTGGAAGCTCTTGTTAAAAGACTTTGGGGAGACTTAAAAGAGCCTGAATTCGGACGTTTACCAGGTATTACGATTCACCATGATCCTTCTTTTTCTCAACCCCCAACCGCATTCCCGCCAAAAACAAATCATGCGAGTGGTGTCCAAGAAAAACAAGACTGGGGAGAATACCCTGATTACGCGTCGGACTTAACTTGGGAGTAATATGAAGACCCCAAATCTACCAAAAATGAGACTTTCAAAGAAAAGGCTTTTATACATTTCTTTGAAAAAGGCTTATATTAAAACACATCCTATCTGTGAATTATGTAAAATAAACAAATCTGAACAAATTCACCACAGAGCTGGAAGGCTTGGGGATCTTTTAACAAAAGAAAAATTCTTTTTAGCGGTATGTGATAAATGTCACAAAAGAATTCACTTAAACGAAGAAGAATCTCGTGAAAAAGGATTAATTATATACTTTGAATTTCACCCATGGCCATCTTGGGAAGAAATGCAGAAAGACTGGCCTTATAGCAACTTTAACGATTCAAAGCCTGAAAATAAGTAGTTTTATGACAATAGAAAAAACAACGAGCCAACAAATAGACGAACTTCGGTTAGCTGTTCAAAATTTTAAAACTGTTTGTATAAAAGAATTTTTAAACAGTAAATTTGCTCAAGGATTTGTGGCAGGTTTACTATTTGCCGCTCTTTTATTCGCATTACAAGAACAATTAAGGCCTATCTATTCAAATTCTGAGAGGCCCTCGCCTCCAAAAGATTCACGCGAGACTCAAGCGCATTTACAGTTTTCAACGCATCCCTTACCCATTCAGGTGCGACCCGCTTCGCTTGTATCGCATCGGGACGTGCCATAAGCCGCTTAACGTTACTTTCACTCACCTGTACGCTCGGAGATTGTATGGTAGAGCAGCTTGTGCAAAAAATGCACATTGCAAAAAGTAAATAGGCCGAAATCGGCCTAATTAAAATTAAGTCGAACTTTCGCATGCGTTTGGAAAATATTTAAATTTCCAGTCGGGGAGAAATTTTCCAGTTCGATTATAAATCCCCGTCGATAAAAAATGCCCCAGGTTTCCCTGAGCTGCTATATATTCAAATACTTCAGCTTCCTTTGAAGATAAACGGTTATAACCTCCAAAATCAATAAAGAGTTTCCTTTCATCGCAATAAATAATACAGGCGATTTTAGGATTCTCAAGGCCTTTTGAGGAACTCCCTTTTAGCTTCCAAAGAAGCCAACAATCTTTTAAAAAATTTATGAATCTACCCATTTATCGATCTCCTTATCAATTTGCGCTTTTTCCTGCTTAATTACCTCTTCCTTTCGATCAAAAAAGGTAGGAGATACTTTACCTAGGTAGGCAAATATCTCCTTAAATAAGCCTATTACAGCGTCAAGGAATGGCATTACTCTTTAGGTTGAGTTTTACCATCAATTGCTTTTACAACTGTACGACTGAGGACGTAAGTTGCAGCAACCCCAATGACTGGTAGAATCGCCTCACTTGGTATCTCCCAACCAAACGCTTTATTTAAAATTGTAACAAGGCAAGTTGCCACTGTTACCCAAAATTCGCTTGTTTTCCAGCCTTGTTTTTTAACTAATGACATAGAGTCTCCTTATTTGTTTAGTAGTTTTAATAAAATCGGAATACCATATTGAACGAGTGCTGTTAATCCGCTTGCGATCAAGCTAGCATAAGCAGTTAATTTGAGTAGACTAGTTTCGTTTTTTGCAACGCGGTCGCTTAACGATTTCAACTCTTTAGAAAAGTCACTATGATTTTTTTCAGATGTTTGAAACCTGATATTCAACTCTGTCATGTTCTTGTGAATATCGTCCAGTTGCTTTTTCACGTCGTCTAACTCAGATCTCGTCTCCTTTCCAAATGTTTTAAAAAATTCTTTAAATTCGCTAATCTGTTTCTCTTGGATTTCAAATTTAACAAGTAAATGTTTTTCTTGTGCTTCGAACTTAGCAAGTAATGTCGCGAGTACAAACTCAAAAGATTGAGGATGAATTGAAGAAACATTCTCAGATTGCTTTAAAATATTATCGGTAATCATGGTGCGGACTCAATCATTACATCGTAATACGAATACGGTATTAAACCTCCGTTAAATGTTGTAAAATCTGGCGATTCATAATTGGTATAGCCTTCAGTGATAACATTGTTAATCCACGTTCGAACTGCCGTTGTTGCAGTTCCTGCATACGATTTTCTAAAAATATCCCCGATCATCGCGGCCATCTGCCCGAAATCTGTAGCTTCTAATTGGGTTAATATAAGTGAATAGGCATCATTTAACCCATCTTTCCATGTTCTTGGAGGAGTTGAAGGCGGTACCCATATTCCATCCGCATAAGTCCAGTATTCCTGGACAGGGTCTATGTCGTAATCAAATTCTATAAATGTTGCAGCATACTCAGTTGGAAAAAGAGTAAATGGATCAACATCGATAATTTCAACGACCGTGTCGTTGCCATCAATATTTTGTAATCGTGCGTATTTAATCGTCATAATATTTTAAGTTGAAATTGTAATTGAACATCTTCCAGCACCACCATTTTGGCCACCCTGACCAATAGTCGCGCCATTACCCCCCTTCCCGTAAACAGATCCACTCCCACTTGTTCCTCCGATCCCTTGGACTGCTCCACCAGTACCACCTTGCGAACCTGAAGCGTTAACATCTCCACCGGCTGCAGTACCTCCACTTCCCCCAGTGCCATTCGCTTGACCGCCGTTTCCACCACTCGTCACAATCCCACCTAAAGAAGACGTTCCTCCCCCTCCACCGTTATTGTTACCGCCAGAATTTGCTCCAGCTCCAGCCGTACCAACCGTTACCGTGCAAATCGATCGCATCAATTCAAGAGTTTGCTTTTTCTTACAATACCCGCCGCCTCCTCCTCCTCCACCCCAAGAGCCCGCCGTGTTTGTAGTTCCACCGCCTGCACCGCCGCCTTGACTTTCAATGTCGTAAAAAAGAATATTTGGAAAAGTAACAAAAGTAAAAGTACCAGCCGTTGCGAACTCATAGAGTTTACTAAATCCAGGTAAATTAAAGGATTGAACGGTTGAAAAGTTAGAACTTCCGTCGTTAGTCGCCTGCCCTACGTATCTCCAGGCATGATAAGGATGGTACCACCCTCGCCTAAAATCATATAATTGAGGCCGTTCTGGGCTAAACCGAAGTCGACCTTGATAGGTGACGTACATGTAGTACGTTGTATTTGCCGCCTCCGTAAACCCAGTCTCAAGATCGGTCGCTATATTCCAGGTTGCGAAATTAAATGGAATTTTAATATTCGATCCGTAAACATTTACTTCAGCGTCTGGGCGGTCCGTTAAAGCGGTTGAAGTAGAACCTAATTGAACATCGAAGTTTAAATAATCACTGTACGTTTTATAAAAATCAAACGATCGAGTTGCGATACACGCGATTGTATTGGTGACGACAAGCCCAATAGGCATTCGATTAACAGTTGAAAATGCCCCTGACCCGCTTGAATAGCGTTTCCAACGCCCTACTGATAAATCATACCAGTAATCGCCATTTAAAGGTCCAGTTGGTTGGGCATGGGAAACAATAGGGGTACGATACGAAACATCAATCGTTGAACTATTTTCTAAGAAAACCCACCCTAAATTTAAAAGGGTTAAAGTAGAGTTGTCCGCAAACGTATTTCTTACAAGCGGTGTTCCAGAAGAATTAAAAAACCACCCACGTTTACAATTTGTCAACTGAGTTGCACTTTTAATATAGGCTAAGAAGATTTCAGTGCCGTTCGAAAACGCTGCAAATTGTCCGATACGGTTAGTAATTTCAGTTCCTGCCGTGTCAATATTTAGCGCGCCGCCTTGTTCTCCGATGTGTTTGGAGTATTCAACGGCGGTGACTCCTGGTTCATTGACAAGACATGTATTACTCGTCGATGAGGCGGCTGTTAGTCCACCAAATGTAACATCGGTATTAACAAGTACAGATTGATTATTAATTGTACAAATGAGGTTAGTTGTAGCCCCTAAAATAGTTGCTTGAAAGGTAGTTCCATTCGCTCTTAAAAAATCCGGCTGCCCTGATTCAGAGCTTCGAATACGCCCAGAGTCAATCCGATGAGTATCCTTATCACTCTTAAAAGTATCGGCTGTAATTAAAATGCCGTCTAAGAAAATCCCAACACCAAAATAACCATACTCCCAACGGAGATTAGGTTGTCCAATACTTCCAGCTAAATCAGTAGCAATGCCCGCAAGATTTCTAGGAACCCAATGCACTACCATAGCATCCGCAAGACTATTATGGTGTAAGGCCTGTACAACCCCTCCCACATTAACATCGATGCTACCTAGTGCCATACTCTACAAATGCCTTTTAAATTAAAAAATTACAATATTATTATTCAATAATATACTCAATTTCTGATATCCCTGTTTCTCGAAGTCGAAGTTTAGTAAGCTGGTCAGATGGATACCGATAAATACCAATGACTTTCCATGTGATATTAGGTAGTATCACAAGACCAGTGTTTACAATTGGGTAATAACAACTTTCGTAAGAATCGATCTCATAGAGCGGAATATGGTCAGATTTAGGATGTTTCGCAACTCTCTCATCGTAAGAAATTGTGACCTTGTCAAACAATTTAATATCTTTCGCAAAATCAGTTGTAAGAGTAACTTCACATTCCTGTTTGGGTTGTGCGAATGCGTTAACAATTTCCGCACCGATTTGCTGAGCCGTCTCAGTGTTTGTAATAAAATCAAGTTTTATGTCAGTATTTCTTAACATAAACCGATCAAGATAAATTTGATGAGTCGTACGAACATCATTTACAATTGCTTGATTAAATGCCCTGTGTAGACCATAGTTGTAATTATCAAGACTATTAATATTAGTTCTTCCTAAAAGATCTGCTTCACCGTATAACTCCCAAGGTGTATTACTATTTTCGGTTCTTGATCTGACAATAATGTTATTATTTACATCGATCGTCATCACACTATTACTGGCAAGCAGCAAATCATTTAGAGCGTCCCGCGTATTTTTAACATCAAATTTAGCCCCGTCATCTACTGGGAGGTCAAGTTCGACATTAATATTTAAAGGGTCATAATTTAATACACTCGTTATACGAGGTTTGTTAAGAAGTGATTTGATCGCTTCACTAAACAGCATACTTGCACCAACGGAGCCAGGAGAAACCGCGGCTTTACGCAAAATAGAGTCATTTGAAAGAACCGCAAATTCAATCTTTCCACTTCTCCAGTCTTGTTTTGTGTCTTCCTCATTAATAAGTCCTCGAAAGACAACTGAACTAGTACCACTTGAGTCAACAAACTCAATCCGAACTTTACAACGATCTCTTGAAAATCGAAAATATTTTATACCAGCCGATGGTGCGTATTCGTGATTAAATCTACCATCAAAGTTAATCACGGTCATCTTGATCTCACTATACCCGTAGACTCCTACGAGGTAATCTCCTTTATCGACTTGTTGCGATACCTCACTTAATCCTGTATCTTCAACAAAATCCGTAATATCAATGCCACCAAAAAGTCCATCTTCTGGTAAATAACGATCTGAATCAAAGAGAGGTGTAATGTAAACTCGATACGTGACGACTGCCATCTATACCACCTCTTCTAACGTAAGATTTGCCCCAACACCACAAACCCATAAACTTTGGATAAATGGCGCGCTATATGCGCTTGTCAGTTGACATTTGTAAATATCTTGAAGTCTCCAACCCCTTACAGAAAGCGAGAAGTAATTACTACCATAATGACCGCCACACGGCCAAAAAATAAAAGGAGTCTCTCGAGTGTGTAGGTTTTCTAAGAGTGTGACATCACTTTGAGAAACACTAGGAATGTACTCTGCGCTAATAGAACCGGTGTAAAATTCATAGTTTTTTTGAATAGTTTGTTTTCCTGAGATTGTTTTTGCGACTCTCGCGTTACGACTAAAAGAGTTGACAACTGTGTAAGGATACGCAAATGTGCCTAATTCCTCAGTTGCAATAAACACAGCAATATACTTTTCTTGGTCTGCAATCTGAGTTGAAGAGTAAGAAAGTGTGATGGTTGTTACACTTACAGGGTCAAACTCGTAATACGATGTATTCTTATCGTAAGCAGTCTCTACAATCCCACCAGCTAAAGCTGTTTCAAAACTTTTAACATTTGTAAAATCAACGGAACTGTCGTGTTTAATTGTATAGGCTTTTAGATTGTGACCAGTAAAATAAATACGATCGATTATGGTCGCCGCGGGCAATGTAATAACAACTGTCCCAGTCGTAGAATCATTGTTTGCTCCTACTGTTTGCCACCGGATATCCTGATTTAAGGATAACATATTATTCGCAGAAATGTTCCCGTGAGTTGCAACCGCTGTTACGCCATTTTTAAACAGCGTATAACTATCTTCCAAAAACTTAGAACCTGTGAGAGCGGAGATTGCCATATATTACAACATTCTAATATTTTCTTGGATCAATTCCTAGTGTGTTATTACGAATTAATTGAGCGTTAATAAATTCAGCAATATTACCTTTCCAACTTAGTTCAAGTTTCATGTTTTCCATTGCTGAATTTCCACTTGACCCTCCAGCTGTAGGCATTCCACGACGTCTCATGACAGCTTGTTCAAATGAGGGCTGTAGTTCTCCGCTCTGAATATACGAAGCAGGTATCACCATTTCATTTTTCATGGCAAGTAGTGGGACAGAATCAATACCAGAAAGACCTCCTGTAATGAGTCCTCCTTTTGCCGCCTTTTTACCACTGCCCCCAAAAGCAGCCTTTGTGATTGCGGCAACTTTTGCGAGTCCAAATCCGTACGCCATTGCAGCCGCAATCTTTGCTCTAAATATACTGGAGGGATCGTTAGGTATAATCTGAGAAGTATAAGCCTTCATGGCCGCTTCATTAGTGCTAATTAAAGTATTGGCAATCGATGCTGCTTTCTGAATTGCAAACGCTGCTTTTGAGTTTCCAAGTTGTAAATCTTGAAGACCTTCAAAAAACTGCTTGGTTAAATCCATTTCTTTGGATTGCGTAAATTGCATCCATTGGGCAACGGCTTCACCGTAATCATACTTCATAGCAAGCATCTTATTATGATGCTCCAGCTCATATTGACGGACGCGCAGGAGATGCGCTTGCCTCGCCTGTTCTTCAGTTTGAAATTGTTTGTTTAGTTCCGCAAGTTGCTCTGAAAAACTTTTTGGTTTACCAGAGTCTCCACCAACGCCCGCAAAAGGATCTTTATTGTTATTTGTTGTTCCATCGCCCTTATTCCCAAAAGGATTATTAGGATCTGTTTGAAATCCTGCCCCCTCCATCCCTGGCACTTTTGGCATTTGAGGTCCCATACCTTCAAGGCCAGAGGTTGCTTGCACACTACCACCACCCATTAAAGCTTCATTTCGACGCATGGCCGCCGCGGTTGTTTTATTGATTTCGTCAATTAGTTTAGAGTTTGTACTTGCGATCGAACTTACAAAAGAATTGAACTCGGCTCCGACGGGAGCTAATCCCATCGCACTTCTGAACATGTTGATAACATCAATTGCTTTTTGAAAGTCTTGTGCAAGCTTTAATACGATCGCACCAACTAATACTTGGATCGATTTAAAAGCAATCGTAAAAGCATCACGCACGCTATAAGCAGCGATCACTAATTGAGTCATTGCCGTTTTAAAAACAGCGATAACAGCTTTATTGTTATTTATCGATTGTGCGAATTCGTAGACTGCTTTAATAACGGGGGCTAGAGCCCTGAGAACTTCTCCAAAAATATCTACAAGTGCTCCCCCGATTTGTCCAACTGCACCAAAATTATTCCTTAAATAATTCGCAAAATTAGAAGATCCATCAGCTATTGTTTTAAAAACTTCAGCAATCTTGTCACCCCATAGAGCGATACTTGCGATTGCCGCAATAATTAAAGCTATCGCGATACCAACTAATAAAGGAAGTCCACCAATAACACTTGCAACTGAACTAAATATTGAGCTGATACTCCCAACACTCTGAACGAGTCGTAAGATGCCAGAGCTTGCAGTAAATGCCACCGCGCCAAAACCAGAAACCGCCGCGCCTGCAAGAAGTATTTGTCCAACTGCACTCTTTATTTTAGGGTCAAGATCACCAAAACCTTTTACAATTTGAGACAACTTATCGATGAATGGAACAATGACCGGCGCAAGTTGATCTCCCAACTCGACTCGGAATGCCTGTATAGAAGCTACAAGCTGAGCGGTTTTATACGCTGTTGTGTTTTGTTTTTCAGCAAGTGCATTTTGATAGTCAATCTGCATTTGTTGGGAGTCACCCAATGCGGTATTAATGTCTATATAATCTTTTAACTGAGCACCTGTCAGAGAAACCACGGCCTTGTAGGCTTCTTCTCTTCCAAGAAGCTCCTGCAACTTCATCTTGTTACCGTCAAGAGCTTTGAAAACCAATTGGTACGTTTTTACTAATCCATTTTGTTCAACATTGAGCGGGTTAAGTGCTTCTCGAAGATTTTTAGTCTGAGTTACACTAATACCTAATCTTTGAGCGACTTTATCAATAGGCCCAACTAATTTAGTTTGAAATGCACCAACAGTTTGAATTGCAGCTGAAAGCTGTGTAAATGCTTCAGCGGTTGGCTTTGCGCCGTCCTTGGTAAGAGCGGTTGCCGCCGCCAGAGTTTCGTTAAACGAGAAACCAGCCGTCCTTGATATACCTGCAACTTTATTAAACTCAGAGGAAAGTTGTTCAACTGTGGTAATCCCTAATTTTTGTGCAGTAAAAAACTTTTGTGCAATTTGTTCAGTTGTGCCAGCCTCATCTTTATACGAAGAGGTCGCTGCAATCAATCCCTTAACAGCAACCGAAGTTTCAGTTGCGCCCGCGGTCGCAAGACCAGTCGCAACTTTTAATTGTTCGATCGCGGTCTTAGAATCCGCGCCAGCTGACACAAGGTCAAACAAACCTTTGTTTAAAGTTTCTAGAGGCTGTCCAGTCTCACGAGAAATCGCAAGTACACTTTGACGCATCCCATCAACTTCAGCTCTGAATTCTTGTGCGCTCTTGCCACTCTGAGATAGGAGAGTAGTAACATTTGAGAAAGAGCTGTCAAAATCACTAGAAGCTTTTATGGATAATCCGATCGCCCCAGAAATCGCCGCAAAAGCGATCGCACTTCTTTTGCCAGCTTTCTCAAATTTATCCTGAATGTCTTTAGCGAAATTCTCAAGTCGAGACATTTCTTTCAGGACATTTGCGATGTCCAAGCCAGCTTTGATCATTACTGGAGCGTTAGAATCGGCCATAATTATACTCTCGCGTGTCCTCGACTCATCCAACGTTCAATGAGTTTGTTACGTTGTTCTTCAGTCGTTTTGATTTCGGGCTCTTTAAATTCTTCCCATGTTTTTTGTTCTGGAAGTTTTTCTAAATCAAGATGCGGCGTTCTCGCATCTTGTAGAACCGTGTTGAATTTGCGAATGTGAATTGCCCTTAAAAGATAGTGAGATTGTTCAAGTGTGAGATCAAGAATAGTGTCAAGATCCCAGCCATACTCACTCGCTATAAGGTCAATGACTTGCGTCCATGAAAGGACTTCTTTATCCCTACGAGAACTCGTTTTAGGAGAGGAGGATTTTTTTTTTCGCTATCAAAAGATCCTTGCAAAGCCTGACTCAGTGCATGAACAAGATTTGCGCGATTGATCATAGCTTGCCCATAATCCTCATCATCAAGAATCAAGCGTTCAAGTCTTTGATATCCGTTTAAATTATCTGTTTGGAGAACTCCGTTATGGTCTCTCCAAGGTTTCACAGGTATTTTAAAAAGATATTCTTTTGATCGTTCAGTTAAAAATAAAAATACTAACTCACAAAGATTTTTAAAACCTTCTTCATCATAGGCTTCAAAAACTTTTGAAAAGGAATACAACCCCTTAAACTTTTCTCGAAGTTCGTCATTCGTGGCGGTATTCGCCATCTGTAAAAGCTCCTTAGAGCCTTTAGCCAAAAGACTTAAATCCATGTCATGAATCTTAAATTTATTCTCTAAGAAAAAATGAACACGATGTGTCAATGGCTTAAGCTCTAAGGTAACTCCCACGCCGTGGCAAATAAGATCTACTTGCCACGTGCGGCTATTAAAAACAAGAGTTTCAGATAACATGTTTAGTCAATGTAAGTCATTTCCCAAACACCGTCTCTAACGGCGTCATACGATGCGGTCATTTGAAGTTCAGACTCAGAGAATGCAAGAGCTTCAAAGTTAATATTAACGCCAGGTGCAGAGCATTTGTAAACACGCACAATAACGTTTCTACCTGAGCTTTGCTGAGTTCCATAAATATCAACCATGAAGTCGGTATAGACTTCAGAAGATTTTCCTAAAATCGTTGCATAAGAACCTAAATTAATACGTCGTGTTTTAAAGGTCGCGGTATCTCCAGTTGTTAAAGCAATCGTTCCAGATCCTCCAGTAAATTCAACACCCGTAGTTTCGCCATTCGCATTTAAAACAGGGGTAGCAGTTGACGCTGTAACAGTTAAAGGAGTTGGGTTGACAAGGCCTCCGTAGCCTAAAGAATCGTAATCACTTGCATACCAGCCTGAAGGGAGACCAGTTGCATAAAAATTGACTGTGGTTGCAGAGACCGCGCGAATTGTCCAGTAACTATTACGAAGTTTACTTTCTTCTCCGGAATCAATTTGCACAGTCGCAATCCCTGTGGAGCCTACTACAGTTGTGCCATTTTTATCAATAAGTCCACCAACATAACCAGTAGGTTCAGCTGACTGTGTGGTTACGAGAGATCCTGCAAGAGGCTCCCACATCCCGCGTTCAAACTGACTCGTATTAAACGAGATCATGTCTTCACGTTTACCAGGTTCCGATTGAATAACTCCGCGGAAAGATCCTTTTGTTTCTAACTTAATAGTGTCGATTTTAGATTCAACGGAAGCTTCTCCAGGGATTTTAAAAATCACATAAGGGAGTTCAGTTGTCCTATTTAAAAATGCAACAGTATCGATACCGAAAACTGCACGAGGTTGAGTTAAAGCCATATAATTAGTTCCTTTCTAGTTGAGTGCAAGTGCGCCGTGGATAGCCACTCCTACGGCCTTGCGGTTTGCTTGTTCGTAAAATATTTGGTTAAGAGGTAATGGCATCACGCGCCAGCGTGATACACATGTGATTTCTTGTTGTAAAAATGCTTCGTGGTAAATTTCAAGGAGTGCACGTCTGTAACGATGTGCGATTTTTTCTCGAAGTTGTGTGTCGTTTGCATTCGCTATTTGGAAAACAATGAGTGCGTAATTCGTTACAGGTATAATCGTTTGTCCAGGAAGCCCTAACACTGTGTCTGAAGAGATATCATCTTCAGCAAAATCCATTTGAAAGTACACGGACGCATTTATCATTTGTTGATAAATGTCTGTTACAAACATTTGAGGAGGCGTAAGGACAATGCCATCATTCTTCTCGGCATCAATCGCAAGAAGTTTGTTTGCAAGTTTGTTTTGCGCGATTGCAAACAAATCATCACAAAATCTTTCAGTGTCGTAAGCTTTCATTTTACACCTGTACGAGGCCTTGGCGGTCTCTTACCTCCCTTAATTTGTAAGGCTTTGATAATTCCTTCAGTCATATACCAACTTAAAATTTCAACAGTTGCGTCAGTGCGATATTTATCCCAGAAAAGGAATGGTCGGGCTGGTAGATTACGCTTAGGTGCACCCTTTTGAAGGTAGGGCGCGTAGGGTACTTTAGTTCCAAGAACAAAAGAAGTTGGCCCCACAGACCGAACGGCACCGAGGGAATTTGCGAGAATCAACGAATTTGCAAGAGTCCCATAACGCACTAAAATAGGGACATTCGAGAGTCGTAATTTCTTTTTCTTGCGTTCAAAATATTTTTTACTTAATGGGTGATATAACCCCGTTGTTCTTAAAGAAAACTGACCAATATTATATTTTTGGTTCCACCGCATGACCTCTGCAAATGCAGGGCTCAAGTCTTTAACGACTAGAGAAGCTCTCTCTAGAAGATTAAAAAATCTTTTGTCATCAAGTGTTAATGAGAATCCAGGGCTACCTTTTCCAGCTCCACGTACACCCACAGTTGTACTCTTCTGATTGATTACGGGTTTTCTACTTAACCCGTAATAACTACGACTAGGGGCATTCCCTACACCCTCTAGACTGCCATACCAAGGACCGGCCATACTACCACGCCTCCTTTACGTCATCGTCAGAAGCCGTAACATATGCTAGTCCACCTAAGTTTTTAGTTTTTGTGTTCTCTAAAAAATCAATCCCAGCGGACAATCGATTTAAAAATTTTTCCGATTGTTCATACGCCGTATAATAACCGTTCTTTTTTTCAATGTTTGTGTCAGGTGAAACCGTAATAGGAGCAATGTTTAGAATCTTACAAATTCGATTTGCCACAAAATCGATACAGATTTTTTTCAGTTGAAGAAGACCTTCAGAACTAGTAATCGGCAATGTGTAACGCTTTGACAACTTCGTATCGATTTTGCCGCTCTCTTCTTCAATAAAGCGCGTAATCTCTGAAGAGTCTAAAGAACCTGAATTAATATTAAGTTCGTTGAACTCAGATTGAACTTCGGAAACTGTACAATACGCACTCATTTGAGTTGAAACCAACCTTTCGAGGTATCAGAAGAGTGATAGATGAAACTTGCAGTTTTTAAGTGAGATAACGTGAGATCACTCTCAGACTCAGTAAAAATTCTATAATCCGCTTGGATGCTTTGATCGTTATGTTTAATAACGATATCATCAACGCCTTCACTAATGATCACCATTTTCTCGGCATCCCCTGAACATTCCACGCCTTGTAAAGGATATGGTGAGCCAGAGTGGTTATTAAATGTAAGGACTTTTAAACGAGTAGGAATTCCGTTTCTCACGATTACAGGTGTAATAACTCCATTCACATTTTTAATCTCAATGTTGATAACCTCTCGGACGTTCTTTGATGTACAATTCTCTAAAAGCATAAAATTAAAAACTGAATTTTGTAGTGCCAACAATCGCAAGCCACTTAACGGTCATGTCGGGAGGAGGTTGTGGTAGATAAATAAACAATTCCGACCCTGAAATATTGAAAGCTGGCGGGAATGCCATAAAAGGAGCTGGATTTTCTATTGTTAAAAAAGTATCTGTCCCGATTTGAGAAATATACGAACTATTTTGAAAAAGCCCCCTAATTCCGTAAATTGCATTGTTTGAGCCGTCACCAGAAACTCCACTTGCCCACTTTCCAATGATTAAGGCCTCAATAAATGTAGTAGTACCAGCGTCTAAAAAACCGATTGATTGAGATACAGGGTTATCACTCGTCGATTCAAATAAAACCCGTGTATAATCCGTTTTAGCGTTAAGTCCACCTTGTTTTAAAAGATAAGTTAAAAAGGGTCGAGTGATATCATTTGTTTGATAAAGAACCCCCGTGTAATCAGCAATCTGCGGGTTTTGTCCAAAAACAACTTGATTTAAATCCGGGTTAACGGCAAATACGAATTGATACCCATCAAGCGCATTTCCTGTAACAACTTCAAAAGCTGAAGAACCAGTATTTACATTAATCCTAACCTTACCCGTAACAGGGTCGACTGTAACTTGAGGCACTTCAACGATTTCTTTTGTTGAAGTATTTACAGTTCGAATGAGAGCGTTTGCGGTTGTAGGATTAGATGTCATTGTAACATCTCCAGTTCCGCCACCACCCCCACCTTCTCCGGGGATTACACTTGATTGAACAACGCTCATATTACGCTAATCCGATTTGAACCCAGCCTTTAATTGTGCCGTCGTCAACATAATCAAAAACCATTGAGCGAAGGTAACCTAAAGTAATGTCAGCTCCAGAAACCATGTATAAACGATTGCCTAAAGCACTGTTTGAATCGTTGTGTTTAAGTACGACATTGTTCACGGACATGTTTCGAACAAAAAGTTGATGCCCGTCATCCTCGCCCGTGAATCCTGTCAAATTAACCGACCCTCCGCTCGTGTTGTAAAATCGAAGTCTTGAATTTTTATCTATATCTAAATCATTTGTATTGCCCGCCAATTCTACGATTTGAGGCACAATAGTAAATCCTCTCCCAACGTACTCGGGATGATCTTCGTTAAAAATAATTCCAGATTCAGGCATATCAGTTCATTATTTTTAATGTTACTTCATCAATGACGATCACAGTTGTAAGTCCTGCCCGCCCGTTAAATTGAAGAAAGATTTGATTACTTAGATTATCTGGGTTTAAAAGGACAACGGGAGAGCTCGTAAGCTTACTAATCGTCCACAGCGTTGTTGTCGCTCCTCTTGCTGTAAGTTCTGCTGCCCCATTTCTAAAAAAAGACCGCTCAATCTCTGAAGAATAGTAGTCGCCCGCCGTAATGCTTCCGTTGTAAGCTGTAAAGCGTACATAAACTTGGGCAAGTCGTGACGCGGGGATTGTAATCGACCGCCATGCTCCTCCGGTCGCGGCATTTACAAGCACAAGAGGAGTTAAATTATAATAACGATAAAAAGATACTCTCGAATTACTCCATGTTTTATCGACCTTGTTACTCACATCCGGTATTGATGCAGACAATGAATTAATTTGAGTCTGTAATCCGGCATCTTGCGTATCTACGTAGGTCTTATCCGCTTTTAAAGCAACTGAAGAAGTAGAAGCTTTACTATCTAACTGAGCTTGAAGATTGCCAGTAGACCCAGACAAATGCTCTAGATTTGTTTTCGCAATTGAAGAAACTTTTACTTTTTTTTGACCGTCTCCTAAAGTAACAAAGTCGGAGTCCAACGCGTTATCTGCTAACACAGAATTAACGTGACCTCCCCCATTATTTAAAGTACTTCGGTTTGTAACACTCATTTAAGGTACAACTAAAAAGCGTTCTTGGACTATCGGAGAACCACTTGCAGATTCAAAAAGAACCCATTTAACAGAACCAGGCAAACGATGCGCATCTTCTGCAAGAGGCGAGGAAGAATCTAAAATCATTCCGGAAGAACTTGTAGGTTTTGTGTCAGAATTTGAAACATACAAATTGACAGTTCCACCTTTCACAGTGAACGTCGGTTCGCCTTCAAACTCTTGACCGCCTAGTTTAGTTTCGTAAACAACATTTAACTGTACTTGCATTACTCGTTCGCCTTTCGACTCTTTTTAGGCTTCTCTTCAACCTCAACAGGCAAGGCGTCAAACCAATGTTGACACCCTGCCGTCTTCAATTGAGCCAATTCCTCACCATTTAAATCATACTCTTTAGGTAGCATTTCAATGTCATACCTGCCGAGGCGCATAACGCCTCGGGGATGTGGTTGTTTAATCTTGATGAGAAATTTCATAGAGATTAGTTAGTTGTTTTGACGCATTGTTGCCAGCGGCCATAAGCAAAGTTCATACGATAATCAATACCGTAGAGAGCTTTTTTATGATTAAACACCTGTTCACTGTCTGGTTTGTCAAGAGAGACAAATTTAGGAGATTGACGAGTTTGTTTAATGAATGGTTTGAAAATTCCAGAAGCATCTACCAAGTACCAGTCATTCGTATCTGTAAGTCCTGGCATCGATATAATGTTGAATTTACCTGCAAGAATGTTTGAAGTATTTGAAATCAAATTGACTTGTTGTAATTGTTCAAACCTATATTGAAGTAAAGGATGACAAATAACATAAAGGTCAGTAGGAGGCGCATCATTAAGAGGAGTTCCTTTGTCACCTTTATAAGTTGCCATCGTTTGACGCGCTGCCACGAAATCAGCTTCAATGGCTGCGAGTGAGGTTCCAGTACCAGAAAGCAAATTGCTTTGATTGCCTGAAAGTCCGATGTTGTGTGTGGCATAAAAGAATGGATTACCGTCTTCATAATTGACTGCAGTTGTACCATTCACAAGCAAGTTGACGGTTTGGGTCAAGTCATTGACTTCAATCGCGCGCATCATCTGCTTGAGTTTCATTTCAATCATGCCATAAGTGTCATCCTCATAGGTGTTGACATCGACTTCAAGAGTGAGTTCCCAGTCTTTATTGTAAACTGTGAAGTTAAAATCTCTGAAGCTGTTATGAACCCGAGAGCCTTTCCACTCACGCATTTGAGGCATTTGACCCCAAACACCATAGTCAACTCGATCGGAGTCAGAGGTGATCAAAGAGTAGATCGGAGTAAGTTGTTTATTTAAATTTGAATAAGACTCTACCCATTTTGCAAATGTGGTATTGAGTCCTTTACGTAATACAACGGCATTGTCGCCAGAATATAAACCCATATAATTAATTTCCTTTCTTTAAAACAGGTTAGTTTGCACAAGCTACTGCAATGTCCACCCAAGCGAGATTTGCGGACACAAAAGGCCCTACAATACGCCCAACGAATTGCTCATTAGTTCCTTGTGTAGTGGATACATCGGCATCGGTCGATGCATAGACTTTGTCACCAAGATTTGCTTTGGTGAGAGTTTGTGCAAAACTCATTTGAAAAACTCCACGTGTGTAGAATTGAACTTCTACAGCACCTGCTGCACCTGCTGAGTTGTCTTTATACTCAGTTGCAACGCCGGCAAACACTGCACCTGATTCAGCTGCACAGGGTGCAACGTCTCCAGCAGCCGTGTATTTTAAAAGAGCCATGCGGTAAATGATGTCACTTGCTACCACTCCTCCAGACAAAATTTGACCGGAGTCTCTGTGAAGCATTTCGGAATTAGCTGATAAAGCTGCCATAAATTTTTCTCCTTAATTAGAAATTATGTTTTTGTTTGAAGGCGCGGTATTCTTCAAGGGTTTGTCCTGCTTTGGCCGCGGCCTTTTTGTCGTTTTCATCAAGTTGACTTGAAGCTTGTTCAAGGCGATTAGTTGAAATTCCACGTTGTGTCATGTTGAGCTCTGAAACAGCTGCTTGTGCAAATGCAAACATGTCATTCTTTAAAAACGCATCACGTTGTGCTTCTACTGCCTTTCCAGCTGCTAAAAGTTCAGCAAACTGAGAAGCGCGTTGAGCTTGTTGTAATTGAGATTGAGCTTCTGCTAATTGTTTCTGAAGTGATTCAACTGAAGCAGTTTCAGGCATTTGAGATTCCCCGCTCGCGGGAATGCGATGAGGAGGTTGTTGTGGAGTAACAGTCATATTTTGCTGTGGCTGCATATGAGGTTGTGCAGGCGGTTGCGTATTTTGTGGTTCTTGCATAGGATTTTGATTAGGTTGTGGTTGTTGTGTTTTTGCAGGATCGGTCATTACGCCGCCTGCTGTCTCAACAACTTTTAATTTTTCTTCTTCAGGTGCGCTCGCTAACCACCCTAAAACATCTTGAAGAGTGAGCGTTGTAGCCGCCGCGCTTTCATAATTGGGCATCTTACTTTCCTTTGTTTTTTTATTTGCCGTTAAAACTTGTAATCCTTTAATTGCAGGATCATTCACTAAACCGATCCCACCTAACACAAAGCCCACAGGTTCATCTTGGCCATCTTCCATGTAATTTGAGTACCATTCAGCACTTGCATACCGATACTTCTTCTTGCGAATTGCTTGCACGGCATCTTCAGTCCAAGACACCTTTGCCATCAAATCCTCACCACCATTAGCGACAAAAATATCAGTCACCCAACCGGCCGCTTCTCCCTCGCGATTGTGGTTATAATTTACAAATAAGATAGGGTTCTTATTATCGTCAAACAGGCCATACGCGCCGGCTTTAAAGTTATCGACCATTTCTTGAAATCGATCTGCCGTCCACTTAAACCTCTTACCATCATGTTCACCCAACTTCGCAAGGTGAATAGTCGATTCAACCGCATCCTTGTTTAAAGGAAGAGATGAGGCCGTAAAGAATCGCGTTTGTTCCATTAATTCTTGAGTGCTTTTTATTTCTAAAAAAGTCAACATTAAAATACTATAATATAAAAATATTTTAATGTGTCATGTGATATCATATTGTTCCACGTGGAACATACGACGTATTACGAGGTATAAATTATCCTACCCATTGAGCAGAATTCAAAACTTGCTCTTGTGTAAAGCCTTCAATGGCACTAGGAGTAAGGCCTCTAGGGTCTAGCTTATACTTACTATTCTTGTTTGCTGATAATGTGATAGGAGCAATAAACGAGTTACAATGCCAATGTAAGGGAGGCAAATAAGGAGATAGTGCAAACTCTTCTTTAGAAAAGATACGACCTGCAAGAGATCTGCAGATTGCTGTTTTAGGATTAGGGTTGATAAACTGATAGTATTCAATGAGCGCATCGACCTCGGGAGTTACAAATACGTCGTTACGCATGAGATTGATAACAGTTGATACCGCGCTTTCTGCAAGTGTAGGCATCTTTGTTTTAAACACTCCCTCGTATGCAGCCGTGATGTCAGCTAGGATCTGTGACAATGAGTCAGTTGCGTTTGAACGTGTTTGAAGTGCAAAAAATACAGCTTTATGGATAGCGTCATCTAACTCTTGAGTCATGAGTCCAACCTGATTAATAATTGAAGCAGTTTGATCATTATCAAGATTCGATACGTAAGAAGCTGGCGATGTTTTCGCGCGTCGAGAGATCGCTTTCAAAGGAAGTCCAACTTCATCATAAACTTGCGCCACGGCATCATCTGCGAGTTTGCCCATAAATTCAGAGAGAACTACCTTGAGATCATTAATCTTAGGCAACGCCAGATCTCCACTTAGATACTGTTTGATAGCGAGTTGCGCGCCCTTACTCACACCTTCAACTTCTATCAACTTCTCGATCTTAGCGAGTAATTGAGTCACCCTTTCCTTTTGGATCGCCGTAAGCTTATTCGCAAGACTATCTGAAGCATCGTTAATCAGTTTGTAAGTAGGATACTTAGCAGCCGCCGTTTGTCTCTCTTGGGCAGTCCACACGCCACAATCAGGATCACTACAACCCTTATAATTGCTTAATAGTCGATTAGACCTCGTATAACTTTGTTGAACAATGGGGGGCGGTTGTTGTGGTGTAACATTCCTCATAGGAGGAATTTGAGAAATTGGTGCGGTTTGCCCTGGAGGCCTTATGGATGGCTGGATAGGGGTGACGGGTAAACCTTGTGGCACCATGGGACTTCCAATAACGGGTTGTAAAGATTGTTCAACGGCTGTTACATAATCAGGCAATTCAAACATGGTGTGCACATAATCTTTAACCCGATCATCTACTTGAATTAGCCCCGCCCCCGAAAGTGTCACGAGAACCTGTGCTTCACTCAACATATCCCGCCCTACAATCCCACCAACCGTAATCTTAGGATACTTGAGTTGTTTTCCAAACTTGGCGTTAACAAGTGGTATCACTACACGTTGATTGAAAACATCAAGTACATTTCTAGGGTAGGATTCAATCGCGCGATAGAAATCGCGTGACGCATCCTCGCGTGCGGATCGTGATCCACCTGCAATCAAGTCTTTAGAAGAAAACGTTGCACCGAAGGCTTTATCTATTTCTCCGTCGAGATATTGAAGAATTCTAACGTTTGCATCCTTGTCACCATCAATTTTGAATTGATCAATCTCATACCCCTTTGGCTTGACAAGCCCGTTAATACGGCCTTTCAAGTCAGTGAACTGCATGACAATTTGTTTTGCAACTTCAATCTGCTCATCACTATTGTCATTGGCGTCAATGCCTGAAGGTATTGTAATAACCGGTACACCTAACGATCGGTGTCCTAGTTTCTGAGTTGCGCGCAAGAAGTCTTGTTTAATTTGCCAAGCACCATAACAACTTCGTAATACGGAGAGACCTTCCCAGTCAGCACCGATTTTTTCATTGACAAGAACCATGAGTGTCCACCCTGGAATCTCAATCGTAGAGCGACTTGGGGTTAGATCTCCTGTGTCGAGTTGTTCAATATAATCAATACTCCCATCTTTTTCTAAATGGTATTTCTCAAAGGTTCGAGGGTCACGATAAGAGATATCTTTTATTCCTATAAAGTTTCCCCAGATAGGATCGGCTCCGTAGTACTTAAAAATGGTCTCAAATGGCGCATTGCCATCGGTCAATAGACAATAACAGGATTCAAAGATAAACTGGTCAAACCCTGAGTTTGTCATGGGGTCTTTCCATAACTCAAAAACTACATACTCAATAAACTCTTTTATCTTTTGATCTTGTGGCGTGTCACTAGCAGATTCAACTTGATACGTCGCAGTCTTAATCGGGTCAATAATTCCCTTGATATTTTTGCGAATGTTCGCGTCACTCCTTACCATCGCATCGGCAATCGGGTACCACTCTTGACCACGAATAGAGATGATCTTCTCAATCTCATAAGTCCCTGAATTGATGGGGGTTCCGATGGAACCAATAGGTAAATAATGTTGTGGAGTTGTCTTTCTTTTTTCAACGATAAAAGGATCTGGCTCCTCATCTTCCTTGCTCGCCTTGAAATATTTTAAGACGGTATTCGTTGCTCGTTGAAGGTAAGAAGCCATAATCCTTGAGTGCTTTTTATTTTTCAAAAAGTCAAGTTAATAAACAGCCAATGAGTTGTTGTCACTAAATAAAAATTTCTTTGTCAGATTGCCAACAACTGGCCGTGAGAAGAGTGCGTAACTCGCGAGTGCAAGAGCACACACACAGTCGTCGTGAAGTCCATCGGGCGCGCTATACTTCGTGCCATTTGCAGTATCCTTGTACTCGAAACACTCAAGCTCATCTACAATCGGGCCTTCAGGGTAAGCAATCTTTTCCCCAGAGATCGCGAGTGCTAGCCCTTCCATGAGCATCTGTTTTGATGTCGACGTAAACTTATACCCTTCGATATTATCTCTCCCACGCTGCAGGGTATCAAGTATCACATCCCCTATCCCCGTGGAGTCTACAAGAGTTTTTGTATCCCTAACCTCTCGTATAACGAAATCTACGGTTTCTTTCCAAGGTTTTTGGAATCGATGGAACCTACAAACATATCCTCTGCTATCGAGTGCTATCCCCACAGTCCAATCAATAGACCTCCCAAAGTCCCAACCCCATACGACTGCGGAGCTAGAAGAGATAGGCTTAATACAATCTCGAATCGCTCGAATGCCAAAAGGATTACCGCCATCTTCAGCAGGTTCACAAAAATAGAGTTCTTTAAAGAAAGACTCTCTACCCTTAAACAGCTTCTCAGCATCATCAATCTCGCTTTGATTCAGTACTCCAGCCGCCACGGCATCACGTGCCGTAATACAATGATATTCCATCCCCTCCTCACCATTCTTAGCTCGCACGCCAAGCTTATACGCCCAGTTATTACGACCTCTCACGTTACCTATAATCCTTGCGGGGCCTTGAGTTGCAGTCAACGTAGAGCGAACAGCAAAGAATGCTTCTTCACGCACACGTGAGGCTTCATCAATCACAACCGCTTGCACATCTTCCCCATATAACGAGTCCGGCTTTTCACCCGATTTAAAAAAGATTACAGCATCGTTATGCTTTAGTGTTAGCTTTAATTCGCTCTCGTTAATAGCCCAGAAGCTGCTAGGGAGTGATCGCTTCATGCGATTGAATGCAATCTTAGCTTGCGAATAAACAGGAGCTACCCACCAAAATACACCTTGCTTCACAGAAGTTTGTGAAAACTTCAAAGCCTTCTCAAGCAGCCAGATCAAAGCCGCTGAAGTCTTTCCAGCTTTGGTGGACGCCTCAATAACACTAATACGCGAATCGTTATAAAATGCGTTATACTGCTTTGGGTAAAGGTAAGGCCTTTGAATGTCAAGTTTCTTTTCGATCATCACCAAATATATTTATCTTGACTATTTCGTTAGGTTGTGAATTGCTTTCTTTCACACGCTGCTTAAACTCTGCATATGCACCCGTTAAACGGGCGAGTTGCTCAATCGCATCTAATCCTACCTTTCGATCGCGCCATGTCTTAACGCCCCTCGCTTCACGTAAAATTTCATCTGCATGTTTAATAAGGTAGTCGGCGTCAATGTCATATTTTTCCTGGCGTTTAGCCAGTCGTTCGTCGATGTATTTTTTAATTCCTTTATTTTCCAACAACTCGTAACTTCTACCTTTAGCATAAGCATCTGAGTATCCTGCACTCAGTGCTGCTTGGTATGCATTGCTTGTTTTTACGTACTCATCCGCAAATTTTTTTTGTTGAGGTGTTAATTGCTTTTCTGCCATTTGTTCAGAAGTCAAGCAGAAAAATAAAAAAATGTCAAATAAAATTATAGGCAACCTGTCTATTTACCCCGGTAACTATTCGGAGTTTCTCGAGGAATAAACAGGTTGCCGTCGCCTTAAGGTACTAGCTTAATGGGAGATAAGCAGGTTGCCTGATTCCTTGCATCCTGATAGGACGCTATCATCGTCATTGACTACTGCAAGGGTTTTTGGACACCACTTGCCTTTTAGGGAGAGGCAAGAAACCCTTGGCAAGTAAACAAGCTTTCGCCCTTTTACTCTTAACGTCCATGAAGTCCGTTTAGCCACAACATGGGAGGTCAACCCCACAGTTACAACCATTTGTAGGTAGCTCCATAATCAATCTAGGTTGCCTCTAGAAATCATTTTGCTACTCTTTCGGCTATCTGGATATGGTTGGAACCAGAAAGTGCACCATACGGTGCCATTTTCGCCGTCAAACAACTATTTTAGATTTTCCAAAATATGCCGATTGTTTGAAGCAGATTAAAGTACCAAATTATTTTTAAAAAATCAACTTCATATTTTTAATTTTTTAACTTTACAAACAACTAGAAAAGAGTAATTTAGGTTTAATCAATTCATTCGATTTTTCGAATCGTTCTTTTTTATTTTTTTTTTAATGGCAACAGTCCATATTTTTAAAAGTGTAACACTTTTTCTTTCTTTCTCCTGTTTAATTTTAAACTTCTTACCCTGATACTATTTTATTTTTTTTATTTTTATTTTTTCTCATAAGCATAGGAAGTTTAAAAAAAATAAAAGAAATAAATACAAAATGTTAGTCTTGCCTATCTTTCTTAAACATTTGATTTTAAAATACTTAACTGCTCTTTTGATAAAAGTATAAAATTTGACTTTTTAGTAGTCTTCTGCATAAAAATACAAAATTAGTGTTTGCACTATCTCTTTGGCTCCTCCCAAATACTCTAAAAACATGTTGACAACTAGGATATCTTTTGGTAAAAAACCTTCCCTTATGAGTAACATAACTGACCAAAAATCGACAAAAACACAAAAAACATATCACTTTGCAATGCCAGACAATGTCATAACGGCATTACGTAATCGTGCAAAAATTAACCATAGAACAACCACAGGAGAGCTATTGTCTATACTTGAATTTTCTCTTCAAGATGAGCTTCAGCGAGAGTTGATTGCTGAAACTGCAGGTGAAAAACCCATGACTAAACCATTAACTACAGATGTTTGGAGAGACTAATGAATTATAAATCGGTTAAAATTCCTGAATGCGTCCACACTGAACTGATCATTCTCTCAAGAGAGACTGGTATCCCTATACATAAACTTCTATCTGAAATCTGTTATCGTGCATTTCCAAACTTACAAATTCGTAAGCTTCCAGATGTTTGGCAACCTGCACCTAAAGACTATCGAGAGCAAGCTACGCGTTTTTACGATGTGCTTGAATACTGGCGCGACACTATTTTTAAATATGATACAACTCGTGACTCTTTTAGGGGTAGTTCGGAAACTTTAATGATGGAGTGGGCTTTTTTGGAGCCTGTCGAAGAAGAAGGAGGCATGAACGGTATCGTGTTCAATTGGATGTTTGATCCTAAAATCTACAACGTTCACTTAAGGCAATTATGTAAATTCCCTGAGCTTGGCATCTCGTATAACGGATTGTCTGATCAATATTATATTACTAAACCTTAATATTATGAATGCATTTTTTAATGAAATTACTGACCTAAAATTTACAAATGACCAATTACTTTTTGTTTTAGGTCTTTGGAAAACACTTAGAAATTCTACTTGGGAAGGCACTCCAGGCCAAATTCTTGACTCTTGGAAAAAAGAATATCCTATTATTTATAAATTATACGCGGACATTTGGAAACTCCCTACTTCTCCAAATTATTTAGCAATACATCTGAATAAACTTATTAAGTTTGGCGGTTTTGAGGGTAGTATTGAGTTTGTAGTTTCTAACAATTATCGACTCTATCGGTTTAATTGAACCTAAAAAAAACAACCCCTTGGAAGAAAACTTAAAACCAAGGGGTTGTATAGGATATACCTATGAATACAATCTGCAATTGGAAACAGAAAAACAATTGCGAAATGCGAGATGGAATCTACTTACTCTTTTTAGATTTGTCAAGAGGTTTTAACTTTTTCCAACGTAATTCTCTCGCTTTTGCGAGGTTTTTTCTGGCGAGTTCCGCTTTTAATAGTGAAGGTTTTTCCTTGACACCTTTCCGCATTTTTGCTAACGCAACCGCGTGTTTATTTTTTGGACTCATAATTTGTTATACACATTGTTTACTTCATTTTTGAGTTTAAACCAACGTTTATACATTTCAGATCTTACCACATCGGAGTACCTTGAAAGGATTACACTTTCATTTCTTGTTAACATTGCAAATTGTTCACTATCAAGACTTTCAACCCATAGTTTGAATACTTCTACAACGAGAGTTCCTCGATACATCTCGTCTAAAAGTTCATGAAATTTTTTATAAAATGTAACTTCGGGTCTTTCTTCAACGTTATGGATAAGATATTCACTCATTTGATTTTACTTTCTGATAATTTCTGAAAACTCTTTGACCGCACGATCATGTAAATTGCCTGCACTGTCAAGAGATTCTTTGGTGTATAGTCGATATTTTTGAGTGCTTTCAATGGGTTGTGCACCAACAATACCCCATGAACTTAAAGTATTCCCAAAAATATTGACATCTCGTTGGACTGCACTAAACGCCATCGATTCAAAGTAGTATTCTCCCTTGTCATCGACCCCAATTGGTACAATTTGATGTTGACTATACATTAACCCCACAGTTGATACGATGACATTTTTAGACTTAATCTGGAGTAGTGTGCGCACATTAAACAGACAATTATCGTTGTGGCCAAAACCAAGGGAGAGAGTGCGAATGGGGAAAAGATTGATGATTGATCGTTTAACGGGTACGTCGACGGCTAATTTATACCCCTGAAGATCACAAAATTTCTCGATTTCTTGGATTGACATTCTTCCGAGGTTACGGATCGTGTGGAGTTGTTTCTTTGTGTAAAGGAGGAGACTATTAAGAGTATTGATTTCCGCATTTTTAAGGGCATTCCAAGTTCTTGTCGATAGATGTCCCTGGTCGTATAACTCTTCCAGGGGAGTATTAATGGGGTAAGATTTCATTGGTTTTTTAAACAAGGTGTAATTTCAAAAGTTTCTTCTCGTCGATCATTTTTTTTCAGTTTCTTTTGTCGTGATGTTACCTAAACTCATTAAATAAACGGTTCGTTCGACGATGAAAAATCGGAGTCGCTCAGTACAATTGATCTCAACTTTAGGGCTGTCAAGCCCTCCGGAAATGTAATAGGTGCCTTTAGGTAACATCATATCTGTTACAACTTGCGCGTCATTTCTTACCCCAGTTGATACAACCTGCTTCGGTAGATATTCAGATGCGCCTTCTTTGAGGTGTACGATTGCAAGGTGGATCGCGCCATCTCCCCCAATATTAAATGCGATTGGGTTTCCATCTTTTGTAAAATATAGCTCACAATTACCTATATCAGAAAATGTTACTTCGTAAAATTTTTCTTTACCTAATACATTTTTAGAAAAAGATTCTTCACACGAAGTTTCAGTATCTTGCCTTACCCGTTTGCAATTATCAACTGCGTCAGTAGCGATTTTTAAAAGCTTCTCATTGCTATTTACTAGTTCGTAGACTTCGCGACTTAAAAAGTAAGAGCCTCCCATAATAATACAATGGTTGGGAGCGAAGTATTTAGCTTCCTCGTAGGTCTTTCTATCGACTCCAAATCGTTCATACCCTCTTCCTTTTAGTGGCTTTTCTGGGTAGAGAGGGAGAATTTCTTTACCGATTGCTTTCGCCGCAACATTTTGGAGTTCTGAATTATAGATAGTCATTGTCATATTGTTTTCTTTTTTTCTCTGTTTAACAAGCGGTCATCCGCTCATCGTTGTATTAACTTACAATACCGGTGTCCTGTAATCAAGAAAAATTTTCAAAAAAGATAAAAATAAATTTAAAGAAAGTTCTTGACATTGTACCTTAATGTTTATCGTATAACGCCGTTTTGGATACGTTATACGATCTTTCGGGGTCACCCGTGGGGATTCCACCGTCTGACCACATTTATGAAAAAAACTATATTACGATGAAAGAACGTGAACGCATACGCGTGAGAACTGACGCGTTTTTTATGAAACGGGGGATGGCGTATGGTCAACTGTTTTCGTTGAAGTGTTTAAGGGAAGTGAGTACACCCTACCCACAACCGAATACTTACGACGACTTTTGAAAAACTAAATACATTTTGACAGTTTATCTAAGTTGTCTACTACCCTATCTTTTGTGATTTGATTTGGGTCAAGAAAATATCTTGTTTCTCTTAATATAAGAACAATCGTTTTTCTCACAGAATCTAGTAAGTTATAACTAATCCACAACCAAACAAAAACACTTATAATTAGTCGTAAATCGTGATTTTGGATCATTTGAAGTAGAGAATACGCACTCCACACAACAAATGCGTTTAAACACCACCCTACGATGATTGTACCTACTGCAATCAATATTCTTTTATACTTTGGATCCATAATATTTTATTAATAAATCTATTAATTGGTAGATAAAAGTTGTGATTATACTCCCTAATACGGTGCCACTTAAAAAGTATTCCTTTTTCGCGTATTTTAATTTTAATTCCAAGAATTCCTCGTGCGGTGTTTTTATTAATTTATTCACCTTCTATCTCCTTGAGCATTTCTTGAAGTTGGGAGAAACAAAATAGCTTAATACCCTTTTCTTTTGCTCGTCTACAACACTCATCATGTATGAGCTGCATAATACTTTTAATAGACTCTTCTTGAGCTTTAGTTGATGGAGATTCAAAGGGTATGCAATTACAATCATAATCATAATCATCTGCATATCCCATGCATTTTTCTTCGTGCTCCTCCAAAATCTTTATTAATTTGTTTTTAAAATCACTCATACTCTCCCTCCATAATCTGCTTAATTCTTCTATGTAAAAATTCAGGGAATGTTACGCCATCGAATTTTAACTCTCCATAAAAATTACGTATATCACCATCGTAAACCAGACTTTTAGGAGAAACATACGTTATCATTTTATCCGAGTATATTCTTACTGAAACCAGGTCATAACCACATCTTTCTAAAGTCTTTGCCCACTCAATCCCTATGCAACCACGGACACTCTCAGCTAAACTAGGTTTTGGTATATCGTAGGGGGCTACTTTTAAAAACTTCCAAGCCTCGTAAACAGTTTGAATTGTGATAGGTTCTTCATTTTCTCCTCCCCAGTTCGGTTGATTGCAGTCTGAGAGAATCTCTATCAACTCCTTCTCACACTCTTTAAGTTCAGACTCTGTCATACTCCCTCCTCTGGCTTCTCGATTCGGCAGTAGGCAAGCACGCTTCCTTCCATTATCTTTCGATAGATTGGATGTATTGATTTTCTGCCCAAAAAGTGCACATATTCATTTTCTATTCGAATGATTGTTTCATCAGCAGTTCGATCTGTATTTTACGAGATTCGTTGTGTAATTTCGCAAGATTTGAAGTGTTTTCTATTTCTTTTACCCTATTTTGACAATAAATTTCTGATATTTTTGCGATTGCGCGTTCATGCATCTCTGTAAGTAATTTACATTGATTTTTTAAATTATCGTTTGTTTTTACGAGCTGTTCATTAATTTTCTCCAGCTCAAGAGCAAACACTTTCCAATACGTTCGAGAGTCTGTTTCCTCGGCTTCAAAATTTTTTACATTTTGTGAGGAACAAGGAATTTTTATTTTAGGGGGCTTCCCGTCTCTTTTTAAAATGTTAGATATAAAGAATTTTTTAAAAAACTCCTCTTCTGAAAGAACATAGTTTTCTTTTGTTTTTTTATCTTTTAAAGATAAAAATTTTTTCTTTTGGGCACAAATGTATTCAACTACCAGAGTCCCTTGCGCTTTACTTTTTTCTTGGTCTTTGAGACTTATAAAATCTACATCGTACATCCCCTCTGAAAGAGTGTGTATTTTTATGTCAGGTTTAGGCTTCATCACTATAATTTTCTAAAATTGATTTATTGATCATCCCCGCGCTTGACGTGTGGTAGGCGGTTGCGATTGCTTTATGCGCAAGATTATAATTCTCTTTTTCGATGTGTACTAAAATGTAATACATCATCTGTTTAAGAGTCTCTTGGTATAACTTTTCAAGTTGATTATCATGATCATTTTGTTTATTCATTTGTTTTTCCTTTAGTTGGATCGTAAGAATATTTTCCTTTGAAAGGTTTTTCGTCAAGCGGATGTTGTTTAAGGGTAACCCCTAGTGATTCAAATAGTTCTTCTACTGCCAGCCTTACACACGCGGAATGCGCAGAATCTGACCATTTTTTCTCCATCAGGATTTCATCCGCGCGCTCGTGTATGGTGTCATATATAAGTTGTGCGAATGCTTGATGATTCATTTTTTGCGTGTTTTTTAAATTTAAAATCATCCGAATTGTTGCATTAGGTTTTTTGTACATTGTTTTATACTCCAGTAATAATGTTTGTCATAAATATCCCCATAAACATGAGGATTGTTAGTAAGATTGAGCTTAGTAATCCTAGTCTCACCATTTTGAAAGTTAACGTATCTTCATCTCGTTCAAATTCTTCAATGATTGTTTTAAAAAAGTTGACTCCTAACCATCCTAAAATAACTAGACCAGTTACGTACATTAATTGAAAGATTAGATTGATCATATGACTCCTTAAAGTACAAGTTCACGTAGGGGTTCGAGTTCATCTTGAAGTTGAATTTCGACGTCAAGAATGTGGGTAATTGATCTATTCCAATACGTTCCTGAATTTAACATTTGTCCAATTGATTTGTATTCAAGAACACGTGCAATAAATTCCAACCAGCATACCACAAGAGTATTGTCCGTTTGAATAAACTCTCGTACAGATCCGTGGAGTTCACTGTGTGTAAAGTTAAGTGAAATTGCTTGTTTTGCTTGTATGAGGATTTCTTTAGTTTTCATAAGTTTTTTTCTCTGTTTTTATGTCGAACTTAATTGCTCGTCATGTTGTAAACTTAAAATACCGGTGTGCTGATTACAAGAATTATTTTAAAATTTATTTTTATCAGGACACCGGTTTTCTGTTGACAAATACAAAAACGTGTATAAAGTCTTGAATCTTAACTACACAAGAATCACAATAATACTATCTACTATGAAAAAAAACATCCTGATTACGAATATGCACAAAGCCCGTGGGGGAGGGCACACAACCTTCATCAAACAACTCTTAACGAGTAAGTTATTGAGGAGTCAATTTAACTTTGCGGTGTCCGCGCCTGAAGGTTGTCTTTTGGAATCAATCTGTAAGTTCCTCGACGTTCCATTTTATCCTTGCCCTTATGATTCTAAAATAGGACGCCCTATAAAAATGGTAAAAGAGATCTTGAGAGTTCGTGAGATTTTTAACGAGTTTAAACCCGATCTGATTCATTGTAACGGGAGTCCAGACATGACCGCCTGGAGGTTTGGTACTCTTGATAAACAAGTCCCCATGATGAGAGTCCAACACGCCGTTAAACGAATTAAAACGAATTTATACACCCGTTGGTTTTTTGAAAAAATAAACGTTGTGTACGTTTCATATGCGTCCAGGGATTACGCCTTTAACATGGGGTCGATGAGACCAAAGTATCAAGATGTAATTGAATTAGGGGTTGACACTGAGTATTTCTCCCCACGAGAAAAAGATTTGGAACTCACAAATAAATTGAACATTTTGCCTACTGATTTTGTCGTGGGTACCGCGGCGGGGATGGCGAAACAAAAACGAGTTGATCTAATGATTGAAGCGATCGGTATCGTTCGAAGATATTCCACGACCCCCATCAAATTGTTGATTCTTGGGGATGAACATAATTGGCCTCGACTACGTGAACACGCCAAAAAACATGGTGTTGAAGACATTGTAATCTATCCTGGTCATCAATCAGATATACGCCCTTGTGTGTCTTTATTTGACGTTGGATTCATGATTAGTGACTCTGTGGAGACTCTCTCGTATGCAACTCGTGAGATGATGAGTATGGGAATTCCCGTTATATCCTCCGATTATCCAGGGATTCCAAACAATGTAGACCATGGGGTCAATGGGTTAAAAGTTCACTGGGGTCAAGTTGCGCCTGTGGTTGCAGCCATTATGATTTTTTTAAATATGTCACCCGAAACCTTGAACTCCATGAAAATGGCGGCTCGTAACAAATCTGTTACTAAATTTTCACTTAATGAGCAATTACTATCTTACGAACGTCTCTATAAAAAGCTAATAAAGTAATTATCACTAAATAAAAATTATTTTAGCAGAAATCCTATATTTCTCAAGGGATTGAGAGGTATAGGATTTTTTGTTACACTTTTTTTTCTTTGAATTTTTTATTAATGTTAATAGGATTTGCATCGTTAAATTTACGTTACAAAAATTTAATACAACTTAAACAAAAAATCTATGGATGATAAAAAATACAAGTACGAGTACGCGATGTTTCGAGGGTCAAAAAATGCCCACGAGGTTTTAAAATTCCTCTCAAAAAGAGACGGCATACGATTTCATAAGTTAGTAGATATTGCAGTTCAGCTTTTAGCGGAACAACGGGGTGTTGATTTTTATAAATTTATGGAGGCGGCGACTCATGAAGCTTAAATTACATCTTTTAAAATCACGTTTTTATATTTTTTTATTAAAGGCTCTGGCTAAAAGGTTAGAAAAATCCAACTTTAATCTTATTCAATTAGAGTTGCTTATACAAGAAAAATTGAAATCACTATTAGAAAAGTACTACGGTGACCGCGCGCTTATTCGATTTTTTCAAGGTCGAGATGTTCAAAATGTGGGGTGGAGAGTATGAAATGCTGGGTAGGGATTGATCCAGGTAATAATGGTTGTGGATGTTTACTTTACGAGGATAACTCATTAAGGATTATTGGACACGGCGCGATTTCGCAAGAGGTTTTATACCACGGTCAAATTGATCGTATTGTTGTGGAAAAGGTTGCCTCATCGCCTCAAATGGGCGTGTCAAGCGCGTTTAAATTTGGTCAGAGTTACGGGTACATTTTAGGTCAACTTGAGTCGACACCCAATCACTACGAACTTGTAACGCCACAGGTTTGGCAGTTTTGGCTTTCAAAGTACGCCGCTGTAAAATTTAAAAACTCAAATTATTCCGATCAACTCAAAAAAACCCAAGGGCCTGCCCGCAAAAGGATTTTGAAGGACATCGCAAAAGAGCTTTTTTCTTTTGTCAAAGTAAACCTAAAAAATGCTGACGCGATTCTTTTGGCTCTTTACGCAAAGGAGACTTATGGACGGATTTGAACTATGCGAAATCTTTTGGGAATACCTGCAAAGAATGGGTGATCAGATCATCATTTTTGAAGGTAAAAATAAGTACTATGGTTGTGATGATAATCGAGAGTTTGATTTCTTCTTACAAGATATCAACTCTAAGTTGTACGATTTAAAAGAAGAACTTTGTAACCGTACTAAATACAATTTGAAATATATCGATCATACGACAGTTTTTGCGCTCAACAAAATCGAAAAATTTATTGGCACAATGGAAACGGAAGTAGATGAAAAAGATCTTGAGGCACATATTAAACGTACTTTGACTAACGGGATTAAGTTACACAACGATCTCGTAAAAGGATTTGAAGAAGCTGAGGAGTCCTTAAACAGATGACTACGCTTTTACCATGGCAACAAGACTCTTTTAGGGAGATGTTAAATGCGCTCGTCAATCATCGAATTTGCGCGGACATGTCCCAAACTGGGACGGGAAAAACCTATAAAGCGTGTGCGGTTGCTCACACGTTAGGGTATAAGATGCTTGTCATTTGCCCTAAAGCGATGATCCCAGAGTGGGAAAAGGTTGCTAAGTCATTTGATGTCGAGTGCACGGCGATCAATTACGAGAGAGTGCGCATAGGTAATACCAAGTGGGGGATGTGGACGTATTCAAATCGAATTTGGAAATGGACTCTTGAAAAAGACACACTCCTTGTTTTTGATGAAGCCCATAGGTTAGGGGGTCAAACTTCATTAAACGCTAAACTTCTTGTAGCTGCAAAGCGAGAGGGTGTCTACACCCTCTTACTGTCTGCAACGCTTGCAGATAGCCCTCTACGAATGAAAGCTATTGGTTTTGCGTTAGATCTCCACAACCATAAAGACTATTTCAGTTGGCTTTTTAATAATGGCGTGAAAAAAGATTTTTATGGAAAAATGACTTATTTTGGGGGCGAGGAAGGGATGGCAAAAATACGATCTGATTTTAAACATGTAACAACTCAAATCAAAATTAGTGAGTTAGGGGATAAATTTCCAAACAATCAAGTATCGACTCTTACAGTACCTGTGAAAGGAAATCCTGATACTCACTATTTAAAAGATATTCGAGAACTTAAGGATAGTGCTAGCACTCAAGTGATTGAAATGCTTCGAAGTCGTCAAGAAGTTGAACTTATGAAAATGAATGCGATTACTGAACTCGCGAATGATTATGTAGACCAGGGGAACTCAGTTGTTGTCTTTGTCAACTTTAAGGCGACGATTGAATGTATGCGTGACAACTTCAAACGATGTGCCGTTATTTATGGTGGCCAGAATGAAGACTCACGAAGAGAACAAATTGAGTTATTTCAAGAGAATGAAATTCATGTACTTCTTTGTATGATTCAAGCGGGCGGTGTGGGTCTATCACTCCATGACCTTAAAGGGAGACCCCGTGTAAGCCTTATAAATCCAGGTTGGAGTGCCACTGAACTAGTTCAAACACTTGGTCGTATTCACCGTACGGGCGGCAAATCTCCTGCCATACAAAGGATCATATTTGCTGAAAATTCAAAGATTGAATCGCGTATTCAAAAAACAATTGAACGTAAACTTAGTAACTTACAAGGATTAACGAATGATGATCTCATGATCGTTAAAAAATAGTATGATAACACAAGAAACACGAAAACACGCAAAATGTTCTTTCTCAAAACTTAAAAACCTAAGTATTTGCCCGTCGTATTTGCC